TTGTGGGTGTTGAATATTACAATATTTTTTCATAAAGTGAGCCGGATCTTGGGCACACTTCAAGTATTCTTCTCTGATTATTTGTTTTAAATCTTGACTCATATTATTTGGAGATTTGCCAATACACCCCAGCTTTTAACATTGGTCTAAACTGGTTATTGACTCCTGCTCCTACTCGATAAATGGTTTTTCCTTTTCTTTCATATAAACCATCTAAAGAAACAAAACCTGTGTTTTCACCTACACCAATGGAAGGACCAGCAAATAAAGCATGTTTTCTAATTACTTCTTTAGTTATTATTTTTTCAATTTCTTTGTATCTAATTTTGTAATCTAATTTTTTATCAATTTTATATAAAGGATTTTCACTAACAATCTGATAAACTACTTTGATGTCTGTTGAATCGTTTTTAACAATCATTGAATCTTTTGTTAGTATAAAAGGCAATACTTGATAAACAGGGATTGAATCATGAATAGTATCTGTTAAATAGATTGTTTCCCATTTGGGTTTATAAACTGTTTCTTTTTTAGTGAAAGTATCCCACTTGTATTGTATAGTGGTTTGGGTATCTATTTTAGTGATGATAGTGTCTCCATTACATTTAGTAAGCCAGATTATTATTGCAACTAATATTGCAATTACAATATAAGGAAAACCTATTTTCATATAAATTAACCAATTAATTCGCCAGTATCAATCTTAACGTCTCTTTCTTTAAACGCTTTAACTAATTCAGGTTTCTTTATAAATTGTTTTAAGGCAGCCATTTTTTTATCTCTAGCTTCTCCTTTTTCCATGTCTTTAATTTTTTTAACTAAGTTTTTAAGTTTATCTTTAAAATCTTCAAATTCTGAATTTGATACTTTGAATTTAGAAGGAGCACCTTTTATTTTTTCTTTTTCAAGTTCAGCTTTGGTGGGTTCTTTATCATCATCTTCTTCAGTAAGAATTTCTACAATATATTCTTTGATTTCTTTTTTTAATTCAGACAATTTCATGTCCATAAATATTACCCTAAAATTGTTTCTTTAATTTTTTTAATACGCTCTTCAGTAGTACCCGAAAGTTCAACTAAATTTTTAATTTTATGACTGCTTCTATAAAGTATTAGTTTAATAATATCGTTAATTGTTTCTCGATATTTTAAATCAGTTTCACGAACACCATTATCTTCCATTTCAACTCCAACAGGCGAAACATAAAAAATATAATCGTAATCGCCTACTAACTTATAAGCAGCATCACAAAATGCTTCTGCCTCATAATATTCAATTGATTTAGCTGCTTTAGTAAATGCCATAACATCAATTACAGTTCTATCTGTAATAATGTTTTCATGTAATAATTCAGTACAACGTTCAGCTAAAAATATAAACTGTCCTTTTAATGTTGAATCAGTATTCAATGGAATACCTAAATCACGTAAATATTTTGAACGTTCAGTAGCAAAATTATAATCTTTAAATTCAGGTAATTGCTTTAAAGCATTTACTAATGTAGTTTTACCTACACTCATTGTTCCACATAATCCTATTTTCATAATTAACCAGCGTTTCTTGAATTTGTAATAGCAGGATTTTTAAACCAAGGTAAACCCTCACGATTACGTCTTGCTTCTTTCCAACCATCTAATGTATATTTGATTCCATGAATATAATATTCTTTTTTACCATCAGGATTTATCAATGCTGCTTCATCCCAATTATGAAGTTTGCCTTCCCAAACCCAAGCAACAGTACCATCTGCTTTCTTTAGTTTTTTACTTTGTTCAAATTTTTGAGTCATACTTGAAATATAATAACCTTTTATTGCTTTTCCAAATTATTTCCAATGAATAATGTCTCCATGTAAATTATCCCAAGGACATTCTTGTTTGATTAATTTTTCTACTGATAAAATACCTTGTGCTCCTGAAACTGTAATGCCACGAGCTGATAAAGCATCACCTACAAAATGGACATCAGGGTAATCAACTAAAGCCAAATCACTATGATAAACTAAAGGTTCAGGAGACAAATATTTTACCTCAGGAATATAGACACCCCAATCATCTTTTAGAGTTGGGAATATTTTTTTCATATCCTCAATAAAATCTTCAATATAATTCCAGTATTCACCCATTGTTTCTTTAACACCATCTAAAAATTCTATTTGAAAAGCATTAACCTCTTCACCCTCGGATGTTTTAGAAGGTATACGAGAAGGAGAATAATACAAACCTCTTCCTCCAAATTGTAATTTATTTACTACATTACGTGACCATTCAAAAGGATTATCAATACCATTGATTTCCATTAAGATACCAAAATTAGTCATATCATTTCTATATTTAGGATCTTTTTTAGCATGACCATTATAAGATAAATCACCATATGTTTTTTCTACAGCCACATAAGCAGCATTATTATTAGTACAAAATGAACGTAATGAAACACCTTTATCTTCAAATTTACGATATAATTTAAAATCATAAGAAATGTCAATTAAATCCTGAAAGTGTTTTTGTGGTGCTTCAAATCTAACTCCAATTTGTACTGATTTGGGTTCAGTTTCTAATTGATATTCATCTTGAATGTGTTGGGCAAAATCAATACCTGATTTACCTACTCCAAAAATCAATTCATCATATTCAAGAGCATATTGACCTTCTTTACCTTTAACAGTTAAATACACCAAATTAGATTCAAAATCAACTTTAAATACACGTTCGTTCCAAATAAATTGTACACCTTTAGATACTAAATAATCATACCAATTTTTACCAATTTCATGAAGATAATCTGTACCAACGTGCCAAACAGGAAATAATCGTAATCCAAAATATGGTTTAATAAACTCAGGTTCCTCTACTGGATTTGAACATTGTACTTCCTCTGGTTTTGGATGGAATCGTTTGAAATTATTAATAACTTCATCCATTAATTTCATTGCTTTTTTCTCACCAACATATTTTGAAAGTTGACCTCCAATAGCTATGTGGTAAGTTAATTTACCATCACTCCAGCCACCAGCACCTAAAAATCCAGTCATTACTTCTTCTGGTTTTCGGTTATAAGGATCATTACCCATATCAATAATGGTGATATCTTTACCAGAATAACCATTGTCTACTAATTTGGTAGCAGCATTTACACCTGCTACACCTGCTCCTACAATTACAATTTTCTTTGCCATATGTTTAACACGTTAATATAATAAAAAAAGGTGACATCTCCAAATTTGGTGACGCCACAGCTGTCATTTTTTTTTAAAGTTTTATCGACGGGCTATGAATCCGTCTGTAAGTTAACTAAACAAAGATTTTATAACAGGAAAAGCATTAACTATTGTTTCATCACCTTTAGCTAATGTTTTTAAAGATGCTAAAGCTGTTTTAAACCAAGGAGCTTTTTCTAAACTAGAAAGAGCTTCTGTGCCATATCCTGCTGCCATACTTCCTACTATAATAGCATAAATACCTTGTGTTGTCATTTCTAAAGCTTTAGGATCTTTAATAAAAAAACCTAAAACTCGTTTTATTGGTGATTGAAATGCTTTTTCATTATCATGAGCCCAATGGTGGATTTTTTCAGCAATATCTTCACCTTTTTTAAAGTTTAATTTTTTCATTAACTTAGCAGAGTATTTAGATATAAATCCTACAACAGCATTTGCTGTCATAACAGCAGCAATAGTTGCTGTGATTATTTCTTCATTTAATTCTTTACCATCTTGGGATTTTGCTTTAAGTTCTTTTTCAAGAGCTTTAGCTATTCCAGTAGCAGCAGCCATTAATTCAGCATCAAATGCTTTTTCATCAGCACTTCCTTCTTCTTCAAATTCTGCTAACTTTTCTCTATATTGACTTTCAGTAATAATACCTGCTCTTTTTTGGAGTAATAAGGTTTCTTCTGTTATAATCATGATTTTAAATTATTGTAATGTTCCTGAGTTGTTAAACACAGGAATACCAATATTTTTCATTGTTGTAATAAACTCTGCAACTGTTGCGGGAGTTGGAATTGTATATCCTTGAATATCAGCACTTAAATAATCATTAGTAGTGAAGTTAGTTCCATCAGAAGGAAAAACATAAGCCATTACTCTACATGAAGTACCAGCTGCTCCTTGGTTTGAAAATTGAGGAAAACAAACAGTAAAACTATTTGCTGCTCCTAAAGGTACTCGTTGAGCTACATATGTTGGGTTTCCTGTAGCGGGTGATGTAAAAGTAGCTTGTGCTGCTGTAGGATCAGTATCACTATCATATGCTATTACAAAATCAATACCTGAATATATTCCTGTTTTATAAGCCCCTGAAATTGGTCCAAAACCACCTGTTGCTCCTGAGGTAGAAGATATTACTGTAAATCCATTAGTTCCAGCACTTGCTGATGATACTCCTGATACTATATATGTTGCCATTTTATTTTATTATAAATATGAATAGTTTTAAAAAACTACGATTTGTGTATTTTTAATTTTAATGTTCCTGTTCCTTTAATAACACGATGCCATTCATGTCTTAATATATATATTGACATATTTGGTTCCAAATCCCACGGTAATTCATTTTCAAATTGAAATTTCCAACCATTACCCGAGTCTATAATTTCAACTAATCGATCTTCGTCATCACGATGCCACATTAGTTCTATGGGATCAATATTATCATCAAATTCTCTGATGATGTATTCGTCTGTAACCTCTATATCCTTATATGGTCTCATTCATATCATAATAAAAGGAATCTCCATCCTCTGTTATCCATCTATCGGATTGATTTTCTACTGAAGGTAATTCAGTATCTACTTTGTATTGTTTTAAATCCTCAGGTAATTTTTTAGTTACCCAGTTTGAATCTTTCCAAAATATCCTATTATTAGGCATACACATTAAATATCCTTCATCAGATTCAAATACGTGACCACATTTATAATCTGTTGGTTCATCACTGTAGGGATTATTATACCAATCTACGGTAAAAATATATGTTCCCCAAACTTTAGTTCCATCTCTTAAAACAACTTGTGCTCTATGGTATGCTAAAAAATTATATTCTATAATAGATACATTTTCACTAAAACAATCCCATAATTGTTTAAAATTAAATGGAATATCATTTGTTGGAATTTTAGTATAAATTTCTGATAATGGGACTCTAGAGCGAACCATTCCATTATCAACCATAACGTGAAATGTTAATATAGTTCCAGCACACGATTGGAGACCAAAAACATAAACATTATAAAATTCGTCAGAATCTTTAGGGTTTTTTGTAAAATATGATTTGCGAACTAATGCTTTAAAACTTGGAATGTTAGCATTTAACATATTATTTTTTATTACGAATCAACAACTCACCTAAAACCTCTAAGCGACCAACCTCTCTTTGAAAATCTACAGGAGACATATTAAGAGAAATTTTACCTAAAGTCTGATTAAATTCTTGTTTTGCCTTTTTTTCATCAAATTTACCTTTAGCTGCTTTATCATAGTAAGGAGCTTTAACTTTAAAATGATTATAAGTTAACATTGCTAAACCTCCTTTTGATTGAGCATTTTCAGCTATTTTAGCAGCACCTTCACCACGTTTTTTAGCAAATTCTTCAAAAGTTTCTTTAACTTTTTTTGCTTCATTTAATATGTCAAGTAATTTTATCATTTTATTTTATTTTTTACCAGAATCCTGAAAAGTTAGACTTTAAACCTAATAATTTGGCATAGCGAGGTAAACGACAAGACCAGTAAGATGCTTTAGTTCTGTCTTTTTTATTTTTACAATCGTGACGTGCGGCAAATGCTCTACGTGCTTCTGGGTTGTTAATTTTAGCAGACATACCTGCTTGACCAAAAGATACTTTTTTAATTTTTCCTCCAGGTGCTTTTACGTAAACATAAAACTTTTTAGAACCACCACGCATTGGTTTTCCAATTGGCGGGTTCTTTTTCTTTGGTTTCTTTTTAGCTTCATCTAATCCTTCGGCTAATTGTTGGTCATATCGTTTAATATCATCCATAACCTCATAATAATCATCTAAAGAACCTGTTTTAATAAATGCTAAAAAGTCTTTAAGAGTATTAAAATTCAAAAAATCTAATAATTTAGCATCTTTAGAAACACGACGAATCACATCCATTACACCAGCACCAGTTAATTTAATTTCATCAACTGATTCTTCTTCCATTATAAAATCTAATGGAACTTTTTTACCTTCATACATACCAAATTCACCTAATTGTGTTTCAGTTAATATAGCTAAATCATCACCTGAAAAGTCTAAAATACCACGAGTGTATAATGTTCTTGCTTCGGCCCATAAATGAAAATATGCTGTTGAACCAGCACGATAAACATGTTCTGTAAGCGGTTTTTTATTGTCTATATGATATTGTAAACCCTCAGACAATATCTCACGCGGAGCTAAACTTTCGTTTAATATAGGAGCTTTAGTAGGTTTTGTTGCTGTACAGCAATCTTTACCTTCTAATACCTCTCTAACTAATTGTTTTAAATTCATAATTATAAATATTAAGAAACAGGTGCTATTTTTTGTACTTCTAAAGTACCCTGTACATTTCCATTATTTCTAGCATTGATAGAAACAGAATATGGTTTTCCTCCTTTTTCAATTTTAAAATCCATTTTTAAACCACCAAAAGAAGGACTATCTATTATTTTAATAGGTTCGTAATCACCATCTATATTATATAAAACAATACCTTCTCCTCTTGGGAATTTATCTACTTTTCCTGGGGTTCCTGATTTTTGTCCTGTTACTTTAAAAAATGTAGGATTAACTCCTGACAAAGATAAAGCGAATCCTACTAATGCTACAATAGCTTCATCTACTTCATCGTTTGGGAACTGTTTAAATAAAAATTCAATAGATTTTAAAGCAGCATATTTACCTCTTAAAAATCCTATATCATTTTTTAATTCTCCATTTTGTAAATCATAAACTATATTTTCATTTCCTTTTACTAATGATTGAATACTATTTCTTAAACGATTAATACCTTGTTTGTATTGTTCTTCTTTAAAATTTATTTCATCATCAGTTAAATTATAATCATTTTTTACTTTTGTGTATTTGTTTAGTAAAGCTTTAGCTTTACCACCTTGAGCTACTTCTTGTTTTAAAGAAACAGCTACTAAAGGTTTATCATTTGCTCCCCAACTATCGTTAAAATAATCGTTTAATATTTCAATATTATCTACTTGTTCAATATTTTCTACTTCATTTAATTGAACATACACATCTCCAGGACACCATTTATCAGCAGGTAACCCAGTTAATTGGCTAGCTTTACTTCTTATTGTATTGAATATTCCTGTACGGATTATTTTTTGTCCCGGATAGGCTTCTTTAATAGCTAAAGCTGAAGATAAGGGTTGGTTAATAAAATTTATGTTAGCTGAGGTATTTTTTTCTGCTATTGCTGTTAAAAACGTAGTTACTTTTTCACTTGCTCCACTACTTTCTCCGGAAATACCTTTAGAAGAAATTTCAATAAGAGATTCTATTCTTGAGTTATAATTTTCTTGATTAAATGGAGAATCTATATTAGTTGTATAAAATAAAGAAACTAATGCTTCTTTTACATCAGTATCACTAGAGGATTCACCAGGAGTTCCTTTAATTACTATTTTTAAGGGTTTTCCTTTAAATGTTATCTCAGCACTCCCTATACTAGAACCAGAAGGTAATCTTTTAAAATTAGAAATATCACCTCCTTTATCAGACATTTGTTTAATTAAATCATATATTTCTTGGCGTTGTTGTTTTGATTGAGCGCCAGTACTAGGTACATTAGAAAATGTTAATTCAATAGTTTTTTGTCCTGAGCTTGTTATATCTCCATATTCACTAAAATTATTTGATTTATTTAGTGTATTTATAAGATCATCATTTTCTAGTATTAGGTTTATCCCTAGTTCTTTTAATATATTTTCTAATAATAAAACATCCTGTTTATTATTCATGTCAGGATATCCTTTAGGAAATTTATAACTGTATTTTTTAAAAAATAAATCTAATACGTCCATAATTAAGATGCTTCTTCAGGTGTTTCAGCAGGAGTTTCAGCAGGAGTTTCAGCAGCTGCTCCACCTTCAGCACCGGCTTCGGGTTTTTCTTCAGCCATACCATAAGCTAAAATACGAGCAATAGCTTCGGTAGCGGCTTCTTCTTCACTTAAATTTAATAAGTAATATTTTTTACCTTCAATTTGAGCAACCCAACTTCTTGGAGTATAAGTTAACATAAAAGGTTCTCCATTTCC